GCGCAGGCGATCTGCCCGCCGCCGCTGTTCTGCACCAGAGCCACGGTCGGCGGCGCGGCTCCGACGATTTTCTTGACCCACGGATAGCCGGCGGTCGGCGAACCGGCGGCAGGGATGCCGGCGGTGTGCCCCGCCCCGACAAAATCGTCGGAAAACTGGAAAGGGCTGCTGCTGACCGTCGTCTCAAAACTGTTGCTGTCGAATTCGTACTGAACGCCGGCGCGGAACTCGGCTTTGGTAATGGGCATTGTGAAGCTCCCTGAAGGCGTGACAGGTCAAGGCGAACGCGCGACGGGCGGCCCGGCGCGCGACGCTCAAAATCAGGCGTAAGTGGTGGGAGCCGATACGCCCTGGAAGTTGCGGATGACAAACAGTTCCGCCGCCGTGATGTTGGCGGCGTTGGACGCGCCGGTGGTGAGCGCGATGGTCTTGTAGCCGTTGGCGACATCGAGGACCTGGTCGGGCAGAAGCTCGAAAATCACGATCTTGTCGTAGAGGCCGGCGTCAGTGGTGAAGCTGACGGCGCTGGCCTGCTGGATATTGCCGTCCGAGGTCGCGGTGTTGGCCTGGTAGAAAATCGGCGTGACGCTCGAAATCGCCTTGGCGCCCGTGCCGGACACATCCTTGGCCTGCGTCAGCGACAGGGCGACCGTTGCGGCGTTGCCCTGATTGATGTGCGCGACGACATAGGCTTTCTGCGCATTGCTGAGGTTGCGATAGGGCGACGTGCGGCCAGCGGCGTCGGCGGCCGGGGCCAGCAGCGCGACCGGCGGGAAGGAATAGACGAGCGAATATTGGTCGGACATAAGAGGCTCCGGGCCGCTTCGCGGCTTTTCTTGAGAAGGGGCGCCGCCGTGTGTCGCGGCGCCTATGACGGTTTAGCGGGTCGCCAGCGCGACGAAGGGCGACTTGGTCAGCGATCCCTTGAACGGGGTCAGCGGCGCGACCCACATCGGCTTGCCATCGACGCGATAGGTGATGCGGAAGCGCATCTCGTCGGTGTCGAAGGCGACATGGATCGAGGTCGCCATCTGGACGCCGCCCTTGTCGATGATCGTGTATTGGCTCAGATCGACCAGCGCGATGTCGCCGGGGGTTCCGAGCGCCGAGTTGTATTCGGTCGCGATCAGCGGACGGCCATAGAGCGTGGCGTTCGGGGCGTTGGCGATGCCGCCGGGCGGCAGATAGACGAGTTGGCCGCCGGTGCCGACCGCCTGGTTCATCTGGTTGAGCTGCGGCTCGGCGTCCTGATTGTAGAGCCAGACGGCGGTTTTGCGGGACCGCGACCACGTGCGCGACCAGATATTGTCGATGTTTTCCTTGACGATGGTCTGGGTCGCCTGGCCGTTCTGCTTGGGAACGGAAATCAGCGCCGAGGAGTTCATGACGCCGAGCGGCTGGCCCGCGCCGGTGCCTTCCCAGATGGCGTCTTCCGTCATGAACATGATTTCTTCGGAGAACGCCTGCGCGGCGATGGCGGTCAGCGCGGTGGAGTCCTGAAGCAATTCGTCCGTGATGGTCATCTTGGAGATGAGCTTCTTCAGGTCGAATTCGATCAGGCGGAACTTCGGCCGGCTTTCCGTACCGGGGATGCCTTCGGCCGCCCAGTTGGACTGGACCCCGCCCCAGCGCGAGCCGGTGGCGCGGCTGGTTTCATCGACGCCGGGGATTTTCAGGCCGTTGGCGTTGGCGGAAACCGGGATCTTGTTCACGCGCGGCAGGATTTCGCCCATGTCATGCGAGAGCATGAAGATGGAGGCGGCGAAATCGACCTGGACGAGGAATCCGCCGCCGGTCGGATCGACCTCGCCGGCGCCGGTCGGGGCGCGGACGAGGCGCGGGTCGGTGCTCGTTCCCTTGCTGGCGTAATGTTTGAAGATCGCCTGAAGCTGATCGCCGAAGCTGCGGAAATGATCCTGCGCGTTGGGCTGGAAGCCGAGGCCCTTGCGGGCGATCGACAGCGCGTCGCCGAAATCGGCGGGCTGGCCTTCGCGACGCGAATGCGAGCGCAGTTCGCGGGCGAGGCTGCTGACGGTCGGCGCGGCGGCGAAATCGCGCTCGGCGGAAGCGCCATGATCGGCGGCGCCGTGGACGCCGACCGGCTTGGCCAGCGCGGCGCTGCGCTTCTGCGCGGCGTCGAGACGCGCGATCTGGCCTTCGATGTCGGCGATCTCGGCTTCTTTCGCGGCATAGGCCTTGGCGTCGGCGATGATGGCGTCGGTATTCAATTCATCGGTCAGCAGGCCGAGTTTACGGCGCAGCTCAGCGAGCTTTTCCATGATGTGTCCTTGTCAGGTGTGGAGAGCCCGCTCGTGTGAGCAGGCGGACCTTCGTTGGGGCGAAGGATGGGGAAAAAGGGTGTGGATCAGGCGTCGGCGAGCGCCTGCTTGCGCTTGAGCGCGGCGGCCTTGCGGCGGCGCAGGTCTTCCGCCGCCTTGTCGTCACCGTCGTCTGGGCCGCCGTCGTCGTCGAGTTCGTCTTCTCCCGGCTCGACGACGCTCATGACGCAGGTGGCGGCGGCGGTCAGGTGGCCATGGGCGGCGCGGAGCTGCTTTTCATTGGCGGCGGAAATCGCCTTGCCGGATTTGACCAGGCCGAAGGCGGAAAGCGCCCGCTGGACGGCGCGGTCGACCTGATCCTCGACATTTGCAGGATACTGCGTCCCCTGAATGTTTTCCGAGGTTTCTTCCTGCGCCATGGCGGCGATGATCTTGTTGCCCTCATCGACCCAGGCGCGCATGCGGGCCGGGATCAGCGAGCCATCGCCTTCGTCGGTGGCCTCGCGCTCGACCTGGCTGCAAACGTAATCGGCGTAATCGACAAGGCCGCAGAGCGTGGAAAGTTCGTAGAGACCGCGCTTGCGGTAGGATTTGGCGAGGGCGCGGAAATTGACCGGCGTTTCAAGCGCGCGCCGCGCCCGCGCGGCATCGAGCAAATCATCAAATTTCGCGACGAAAGGAGCTGGCATTTTCTTGCGCGAAAACACGAAAATTTCTTCGCCATCAACCTTGCCTGCGCGACACTGCGCCTCACCCGTTCCAAGCATTTTGGTTATGGCGAGCATCGTATCGATGGCATCGTCGGGCTGTTCGACCTGAAGGCCCAGCCGTTCGATGGCGATGCCGGCGGCTTTCGCCTGGATGAGGGCATTCGGGTTGGCGGGGATCGGTACGATGGAGATTTCCATCAGTTCCTGTTTCTTGAAATTCACGCCTTGCGGGCGGCTCTTGTCCTTAGCGAGTTCCCATTCGATCGGCTGGAAGCCGACAGAGACGGTTTTCAGGAAACCGCCCTTGACCATCTGATAGACGGCTTCGGCGTTTGGGTTCACATCGGCGCCCATGAATTCAATGTCGCCGATCAGCCGCGTCCCCTCGACGCGGACGTTCTTGGCGCGGCCGATGACGTTCTCGACGCTGCCGGCGTCGTGGCCGAACAGAGCGATGGGATTGGCGTTGAAATTGGCGAGGTCCCAACCGCGCGCGAAAATCACGTCGCCGTAGCGGTCGACAGATTCGTCGGAGAATACGAAGGTCAGCGTACGGGCATCCGACGCGGCGACCGGTTCGCCCGTGGTGGCGAAGCGGACGGCGGTCGCAGCCATCGCGTCCGGGCCATTCGCGGCGGCGTTGAATTCGCGGATGTCGATCATTTTGGGCATTGGGGCCTCGTGATTAAGAGGCCACCATCGCTTTCGGCGCGAACGGGCCTTTTTGATTGAGTTTTAGCCATTCATCGGCTGCGGAAATAGCTACTAATCCAGCCCCACTAATCGGAAACCCATGGTAAGTTTTCCACTTGTGGGCATTCTTGTAAGAAATACAGCGCAGCCGGCAATATTCCGGAAGAGACACGAGATCGCCCTCTGGCTTCGCCCGCCATTTGTGATTGTTCAAAACCCAATCGTCAGCAGATATTGTGTCAATCAGTCCCGCATCGCTTATTGGTAGGCCTCGCCTTACCCAAGTTGATACCTGCGATGAGCATGTATCTTGGTGACGCGCATATTCTACCCGCGTCAACAACCCACTACTAGAAATAGGAGAATCAGAGACGTTTTTTTTAATCCATTCATCAACATTAATAACTTTGAGAAGGCCATTGTCTTCAATAGGCAACCCCTTCTTCACCCATCTGCGCACCGATGTTGGGGAGTATCCTCTTATTTTCGAGTATTCCATTATCGTCAAATACCCATCACGCTGCGGTGAGGCGATACGTGTGTTAGCTTTGACCCAATCATCTGCGGCAGAAGGATCAATAAGCCCTTCTTCATTAACGGGAAGTCCCCGTTTCACCCAACAGTTTACCGATACTTGGCTCCGCCCTCGGAGTTTCGCGTAACTCAACTGAGTTAGGAGCCCGTTTTTGTTTTTTGAGCGCCGGTTATAATTTAGCAGCCATGCGTCTGCGACCGCAATATCGACAAATGTAAACCCATCCGTAGGCATTCCTCGCCGTTGCCACGCCCGCACACATGCCCATGAAACTTGTTTCATGCGCGCATATTCCGTAAACGTCACAACTCCTGGCCTTACACTAACCTCAACAAGCTTCCCGCCGATCTCCGTCGTCGCGCGCTCATGCGGGCCATATTCATGGCCGCATTCCGGGCAGCTATCCGCCCATTCATGAACCGCATTGCACTGGGTGCAGCGGCGGGAGCGGTGCGTTTCGCCTTCGGTTTCCATTTTCCGGCGCGGCGGCTTGCCGTCGAGCGTCCAGACATAATCGGCGTCTGGCGCGCCGTGGTCGGCGTAGAGCCCGGCGTGGTCGAGGATGACCAGCGGCGGCGCGCCTTCGACGTAGCGCAGGCCGCGACCGACCATCTGGCGGAACAGCGTCAGCGATTTGGTCGGGCGCATCAAGATGACGGCTCCGACCGTTGGAATGTCGATGCCTTCCGTCAGCAATTCGACGTTTGACAACACCTTGATTTCGCCAGTCGCCAATTTTGCGAGTAGCGCTTCCCGCTCATCCTCTGGCGTGTCCGCGTCAAGATGCGCCGCCGAGATTCCTGCGGCGGCGAACCGCGCGACCAGATCGATGCTGGCTTTGACCGAAACCGCGAACAGGATCGCCGTGCGTCCTGAGGCGTGGCGCTGATAATGTTCGACCGCATCGCCGACGACAGTTGCGCAGGTCATGATTTCAGTGATGGCGGCGCGGTCATATTCGTTGCGGTTGACCGCGACGTTTTTAAGATCAGGCAGCGCCGGGGCGAAATAGCGATAGCGCGAAAGTTTGCCGCTTTCGATCAGTTGCCGCGTTGACGGGCCGCAAACAAGTTCCTCGAAATAATCCGCCAGCGGCTTGCCGTCGAGACGGTGGGGCGTGGCGGTTAGGCCAAGGACCTGGGCGCGCGGATAGGCTTCGATGACCGCGCCCCAGCTCGTGGCCGGAACATGGTGGCATTCATCGAAAATCAGCATATCCGGCGCCGGGAGACCGGCGAGGCGACCTATGCCCGCGACGGTGGCGAAGGATATGCCATTTTCGGACTGCGAGCCGCGCGGGATGCTTGCTTCGTCGCAGACGCGGGCGGCGTGGTCGATCAATTCCTGTCGATGCGCCAGAAACCACACGTTTTTGGAAAGGCGAGTGATAGCGCATTCGGCAATCCACGCCGCGATGTGGGTCTTTCCGCCGCCAGTCGGCATTTGCACAAGGGTTTTTCTGAGCGGAAGCCGCTCCATCGCGCGGAGGGTGGGAGCGAGCTGATAGTCACGAAGCTTGATTTTCATCGGCAGTCCTTCACGGCCCCGGCCTGCCAAGCCCGGATCGCATCAGGGGTTCACACGAATGCGAACACCGGAGCCGTGAAAGCTCTTGGGTTCGCGACCATCCCCATGGCAGCGGGGAAATTCTCAGGGATATTTTATTACGCTTTTTTTGCGTAACTTTCTACGCTTTTCTTCCCGCTTTAATCGCAGTTTCCAGCGCCGCGCGGATAGTTTCCTTCTCGCGATCTGTATGCTTCATGGCTTTTGCTCAGCTGAGCCGTCCGCCGGGCGGCCGCCGCCATCGGCCGGGCCGCCGGTGGCGTGACTGCCGGCCGAGGCGAGGTTCATCGGTTTCAGCAATTCGTCGCCGCCGGGCGCCGGGTCCTTGCCATCGTCGAGGCGCGCCTCGTTCTGGGTCAGGAAGCCGCCGGAAATGCCGCGCGCGTAATTGGCGTAGCGCTGGGTCTGATCGCCGCGCGTGAGCTGCGTCAGGTCGTAGTCGATGAACAGGTTTTGCCGGCGAAGGTCGAAGTCCACATCCAGCTTCCACGACCAGCGCGCGGTGTAGCTCGACATGGTCAGATTGATGTATTCCTGCGCCTGCTGGCTGATGTTGTTGTTGGTCGAGCGTCCGAGGTCGCCGAGCATGTGGGCGGGGATGCGCCAGATGCGGGCGACTTCCTGAATTTGCAGGCCGCGCGCCGCGATATATTCGGCGTCGGCGGCGGAAAGCGTCGTCGGCTGGTACTTCAGGCCTTGCTCAAGCACGACGATCTTGCCAGCGTTCTGCAGGCCTGATTTCTTGTCGCGCCAGTCGTCGGACATGCGCTTGACCGCTTCCGGCGTCAGGCTCTTGTCCGTGGTCAGGATGCCCGACGAATTCGCGCCCTGGCTCATATATTGCGCCGCTTGCCGCTCGTATCCCAAAGCAAGCCCGATGGCCTCCTTGGCGAGCGCGATGCGGCTTGCGCCCATCAGCCCGTTGAGGCTGAAGCCGCGCACGTGGAGAATATCCTCCGAGGGTATCAGGAACGGCTGTCCCCGCAGCTCGGAGCCCATGTGCAGGCCGTTGGGCGTGACGCGGTAGAAAATGCAGCCATCGGGCGCTTCCCAGATCGCCACCCAATCGGCATTGACCGGCACCAGTTTGACGGTGCGCCCGCGCTGGTCGCGGATGCGGACCGAATAGGCGTTGCCGCGCAGCACGAGGCTGAGCTGCATCATCTCGGCCCATTCGAAATAGGTCTGCCAGGTGTTCGGCGCGTAGAGCAGCGGGAACAGCTCATGATCCTGCGCGATCTCACGCGATCCATCCGGCTTGCGGCGATAGATGGTCGGCGTGAGCTTGGCGAAATCCTCGCACAGCATGGTCACGGCGGCGAGCACCGTCGTCGCCGTCAGGGCCGTCGTCTGGTTGACATCGACGCCTGAGATGGCGTGGGCGGAGAATCCTCCGCTGAAGCCGGGCGAGCCGTCGAAGGATTTTTTCTTGCCGTCGTCCTCTTTGGTCTTGCGGCGCGAACGCTTGGACATTGCGCCTCCCTTGGGCGTCGAACGACGCCCGTCGTGCAACGGGCTATGGATGTGAGTTCTGAGCCGCCGGCGACGCCCGAGCGCGCGCCTATTGGAATTGCCAGTCTCGCCGGGCGGCTGTTGAGCGGCGCGCGACGTCATAGGGCGTCATTCATGACGCCCGTCTAAAGACGGGCTATGGGCCGATCAGGCCGCGCTATCCGGTTTGCAACGTCGCCAGCATCCCGCTTTACGCGTGCTGGGCGTACCGGCCCCTTACTGGAGGCTTTCGCCGTAGGGCGGGGACTGTCTTGCGCACCCCGCTTCCGCTCATAACTTGACCCGCTGGGCCGTCGCCAGTTCATCCGTGGTCGACGGCCCTTTCTGGGGGCGGGTTATCCAAAAACAACAAGCCCGCGATCGGCGGAATAGACCGAGCCGCCGGTTTCGGGGTTGTTGGACATCAGGGCGACAGCGTCGAAGATCGCCATCAGCGGATCGATCTTGGCGCGGCCCGAGGCCTGTTTCGTGATCATCGCGGCGTTGCCGCGCATTTCGATTTTGGCGTTGCCGACGCACCACGCCATCATCGGGCGCCCCGCGTGGCGGAAGCTGCCGTCCGAGAGTTTGCGTTCCGTCGTCAGGATCGCGCCTTGCAGTTTAAAACCTTGCGAGACGGCCTGGACGCGGTCTTCCCCGATCCCGGCGGCGGCCAGTGCATCTATTACCGCGCCGACGCCATAGGGATCGAGGCCTACCGCGCCCGTCTCGGGCAGAAGGCCAGCGGCCGCGACTTTCGCCACGATCTCGACCATCTGCTTGATGTCGGCGCCGAGACGATCCACGATCGTCAGGTCGCCCTCGTTGGCGTAATCCTGCAATTGCGCCGCGATGTTCTTGCGGCGCTCCAAAACTTTGCGTTCGCACCAGGCGTGGGTCCAGACCAGCCAGTCGCGGGTTCCGCGTTCGCGGCCGATCAGGGCGAGGCCCATGAGATCGTCCGAACCGCCGCCGTCGATGCCGGCGACGATGACTTCGCTGCGTTCGAGCAGCTCGTCGAAGGTGAGGGTCAGGTCCGCGGCGAAGGGCCAGTCTTCGGCGCCGGACCATGCGTCGGAGGTTGAGCCGCCGCCGAGTTCGATGTTCAGGTGCTTGGCGAGGAAGCCGTTGAGGCTGGCCTCGCTGGCGTTCTGCGCTTCCGTCAGTTTGTCTTGCAGCCACTGGTTATCGACGGACAGCCCGAGGTTCGGGTTGGTGACGCCGAAGTGGCGCGGCTCCAGGTAGGATTTGGCCTCAAGCATCGGCTTGGGGAATTCGTAGAGCACCGGCAGGCTGCGCGGGTCGATGATCTTGCCGTCGCGGACGCTGCGGAAGTAATTGAGTTTTTGGCGGAAGATGCCGGAAGGGGCTTCGTCCGACTGGGTTGAGAGATAGACCACAAAGCCTTCGGGGCGGCTGACCAGGCCGCCGGTCGCCTCGCGCAGCATGTTTTCCGCATGGGCGCGCTTGCCGAACAGCCACAGCTCGTCGATGAGGACGCCGGTCGCCTTCTTGCCCGAGACGGTGTCGTTGTCGGCGGCGATGACCTTGAGGGTCGCGCCGGTCAACAGGTGGGTGATAGTTTTGAGGTTTTCCTGAATTTTCAGGATCTCGGCCAGTTCGGGATCGGCCTTGATCATGTCCCGCGCGGGGAAGAAGCTGTTGTTGGCGACCTCGAGCGTGGGCGCGAGGATCAGGTATTCCGCCGACTGGCGCCAGTTGCGCAGGAGGGCCGTGATCATGATGCCCGCCGCCGAGGTGGACTTGCCGTTCTTCTTGCTGATCAACAGCATGAATTCGCGGATCAGGCGGCGGCCGGTGTCGTGCTCATAGGCGCCGAAGATCGCGCTGGCGAAGTCGAAGATCCAATCGCGGTTGCTTTCCGCGATGGTCGGGCTGTTGAGGACGTCCACGATTTTCAGGTCGCGGAAGATTTGCATCGCCGCTTCCGCTTCTTGAGGGAAGAGCGGGGCGAAGGGGATGAGGCTTTGGCCGGAGGTAATCCGGGTTTCCCAATCCGGACAGGCCGTGGACCAGTCCGGCATGTTCGTTTCCTCAGTTGGGGCGCGCGTTTGGCGGTGGCGACGGCGCGGCGAATTTTCCGCCTCCCGCCACGCGGACTTCGGCGGCGATCTTCTGGGCTTCCTTCTTGCCGAAGGTCTGCGTTTTCTTCTCGTCCGCCAGGGCGGCGGCGCCGACCGTGCCGAGGCCTCGGTCCAGCAGCGAGCGGGCCGCCGAGATGCGGGCGTTCTCGCTCTCGCCGCGCTCGGCGATGGTTTTGAGCGTCTCAATCGCGACGCGGGCGTAGCGCTTGCATTCGGCCCGAACGTCGCCGGGGATCGTGGTCGTCGGCTTGACCATGAAGGGCAGCATGTCGACGCCGGTATCGACCGAGGGCTTGCCGTAGCCGCGGTCAAGGATCGAGTTGCAGGCCGAGATGCGCGCGGCGCCGCTGGCCTTCGCGTCGAGCATGGTGTCGATCAGCACCTTGACCATCGGAAGAGCATGGGCGCGGGCTTCGGCCGCGACCTGCTCCGGCGCATCGGCCGAGAGGGCCGCCCGAATGGTGTGGGTCGGGATCGTCGTCGCCGGGACATGATGTTTCGGCTTGCGGCCCGCGCCGGCGCGCTTCCCGCCGCGTCGCGATTTGGGCTTTTCGTCCATGCCGTTTGAATTCCGCTGCAAACACGTCCAATCAAACGCGCAATCAAACGAAACGCGCCAAAGAAAAAAATCGTGCGGATGAGGGTGGGGCCGGTTGCAGAGATGGCGTTTCCGAGGATTTAAACCCCCTACACCTCTGCGCCGTTTTTCGTAAGAGCCCTCTTAACTCCCGCCGCGACGGCGGCCCATGTGATCCTCTTTGACCCGATTGTCATGGGCCCGGCACATGGACCGGAGGTTCCCGAGCACATCCTGCCCGCCATTCCGGCGGCTGATGATGTGATCGGCGACGCAGGCGCGCTCATCACAACCCGGCTCGGTGCATTTGAACCGGTCGCGCTGAAAGCAGGCGAGGCGCAGCGCCTTCCACTCGGGGCTCGCATAGAACGGGTCAGCGACCTTGGCCGCCGGGGCGATGCGCGCCTGGTTGGCGAAGCCGATACGCAAGGGAGCAGACTTGAGCCGCCCCATGCACAATGCCCCCAACAAAAAACCCGCCTCGTTTCCGAAGCGGGTTGTCTAACTTTTTATCCGTGACAAGCTATGCGCCAAACATCCGTCGCAAGTCAAGCGGCGTGGGCTTTCTTTTTTCGGCGACCGCGCAACAATCGAGAATCCCATAGCCGCCGCAAGTCCGGCAACACGACACGCGGCGCAACAGGCTCATCTTCCCAAGGCCGCATCGGACGCGGACACGCCACCACCTCGCGGCTCTCCATCTGCCCGCTAATATCCGCGACCAG